TCAGTGGCGGGTTCCATAATAACGCGGTAGTTCCAAGACATGTTATCGTTCCCTATGTTGAAAGAATCTGATGATATTGTAAAAACTGGGATTTCTCCCAAAGTCCATTCAAGTGTAACGTTAGTCGCGGTCAAACCCATGCAAACCTCCTATAAGGGGGACAACGATACACTATATCAGATTCTCATCACTTTGATGACGAAACTTTCTTTTTGGGAGCAAATTCTTCGCATGTGTTCTTTTCAAATGTCACCGCCGCCCGTCTAATATCCCTGACAACATCCCCGGAAGATGCATTAAAATGGTCATATAGGCGGTCATTAATAGGGTTCATGCAGTTAAACCCCGCATCTTGGGCGTATACCCATTTACAATTAGCGCAAATCTTTTCCATTATTTTCCCCCCGGTAAGACTTTTTCCAAAAATTGTTCATAATCTTTTAAAAGATTATTATGCGCCCGCTGAAGGCCTTCATGTTCCCGCTGTAACCTTTCATATTCTTTGGCGGCCCCCATCCAGCTTTCGCGGTAAAAATCCCGGCTTTCTTTGTATTCTTCCGGGTCAAGCCTATCAATTTGGGATTTTAAATACTCATTCTCAGCGTATAGCTGTAACCCCAGCGCCCCCGCCTGATCACTTTCCCGTAACCCCGCCATGCGGACGGTTTCCATGTTTATAACCTGTTCGCGAAGCCTAATAACAGTTTTTGCAAGGTCTGCGCGGCCACTGATCCAGTTTAATAACCGCCAAAACCAATTACGTTGCGTTGAAACTTTGTTTGCTACGGACCACGGGTCATATTCCCGCGCTTCACGCAATTCACGCAATCCTTTTAATTCAACAATTCTTGGATATTTTTCTCTTGGATATTGTTCACGCATGTGATCACCTTTCTATGAGAGCGCCTCAGGGACTTGTATTTTAATCAACTTTTACGATATAGTAAACAGAAAGGAGTAGAAAAATGAAAGCTATACAAAACGCCAACCGTTCCGCTCCGGTCGCAAAAGACGTGGAACCAGCCCAAGAGCAAAAGAAAAAAGGCCGTAAACGCAAAGTTACGGACGACGCCATGATGCGTAAAACCATTATGGGTCTGGCTAAACGGGGTACAAAACTGGACGATATTGCGGATATTGTTGGAGTATCCCGCGCATGGCTTACACGGGAATACGGAAATGAAATCAAAAACGGGCGGCAAATAGCTAACGCGCTGGTTGTGGAAAACCTTTACCAGCAAGCAATGAAAGATACACCTTCCTCCATTAACGCTGGCATTTACTTAACCCGCGCACAAATGGGCTGGAAAGACAAGCCAGACCAAACAGACATTGCCCGCCCCCAAGTTATTTTTGACTTTGGGCAGTTATCTTACGAAGAACGTGCGTACCTTATTGATAAGGTCCGTGACAAAATTGGCGGTCCCCGCATCATAGAAGGCGAAGTTTTTGATGAAATCACCCCAGAGTAGCCAACTTTTACACGCTAAAACATTAGAAGAAGCGATTGAACAATACCCGGAAGATGCTGCGCGGGAATTAGAACGCCTTAATTTTGAAGAAAAAATGGTGGACTTTGTTGCGGGTGCTTGGAAATACATTGATCCAAATCCGTATAAATACGGCTGGCATCTTGAGGCTATTGCGGAACATTTACAGGCGGTAGCAAAGGGTGAGATTCGCCGTCTGGTCATTAACGTCCCGCCACGTACATCCAAATCATCTATGGTATCGGTCTGTTTCCCCGCTTGGGTGTGGTCGCAATCCGCAATTGGTCCATTGTCTGGTCCACATGTACAGTTTCTTTATGCGTCTTACGCTCAATCCCTTTCTATCCGCGACTCTATTAAAACCCGCCGCCTTTTAGAATCTCCGTGGTATCAACGCCATTGGGGCGACAAATACAAAATTGTTTCCGACCAAAACACAAAAGTTAGATTTGACAATAACAAAGGCGGATACCGTCTCGCAACCTCCGTTGACGGCGCGCTTACGGGTGAGGGCGGCTCTATTATTGTGGTCGATGACCCTCACAACGCAAATGAGGTTGAATCGGATCTTGTCCGCCAAGGTACATTGGAATGGTGGGACCAATCTATGTCCACCCGTCTCAACGATCCCAAAACTGGCGCTTACGTTGTTATTATGCAGCGGCTGCACGAATCTGACCTTACGGGCCATGTTTTGTCTAAAGACACGGGAAATTGGGTTCACCTTTGCCTTCCAATGCGGTTTGAGACTGATCGCAGATGTATTACGCCGTGGTACGTTGATCGGCGCGAAGAGGGAGAATTGTTGGTTGACGACCGTTTTGGTGAGGACGAAGTTGCGTCATTGGAAAGCGCCCTTGGCCCATTTGCGGCTGCTGGTCAACTTCAACAGCGCCCCAAGCCCAAAGGCGGCGGTATTATAAAGCGTGATTGGTGGGTTTTATGGGATGAGACGGTGTCGAACGCTCAAGGATTACGTAAAAACGTATTTCCACCGTTTGAATACGTAATATCATCGTTGGATACCGCTTACACCACCAAACAGGAAAACGATTATAGCGCCATGACAACATGGGGCGTGTGGACAGACCGCCAAGAAAACCAAAGAATTATGTTAATTCATGCGTGGCAAGACCGACTTGAGTTTCCGCAATTGGTACAAAAAGTCATTAAAGAATGTAATGATTATAAAATTGATAAACTTTTAATTGAATCTAAAGCGGCTGGATTATCCGTTGCTCAGGAACTTCGTACCCATTTTGCGCGGGAAAACTGGGGTATTCAATTGGTTGATCCGGGGCGTGGGGATAAAGTCGCACGTACTTACGCAATTCAACATCTTTTTGCGGAAGGAATGATTTACGCCCCCGATATGGAATGGGCGGAAAAGGTTATTGAACAAGCGGAATCATTCCCTAAAGCAAAACACGATGATTTGGTTGATAGCATGACGCAAGCACTCTCACACTTGCGTGTTATTGGTTTTGCGCGTAAACCAGTAGAAATAGTAGCGGAAAAGACTGAAAGTATGCTATATAAGTCCAGTCGCAATCAACAATTGTACCCGGTGTAACCTATGCCATTAGCGCCAATGAACATTCGCCAAGTTCCCGTTTTGGGAAGTACGCCAGATGATTTCGGCGCATTTGATATGGATATGGCGGCGGAAAATGTTGAAAACGTTGAAGTTAATCCAAAATCCCCGTATGTAAAAGTTGAGTTGCCAGATGGCTCCGTAACCATTTCTTTTGGTGGACCCCAAAAGAAAGAAGACGAAGAGGATGGTGATTTCCACGAAAACTTAGCAATGCACTTGGATAATAGTTCATTAGGCCAAATTGCCAGTGAACTTGTCCGTTTAATTGAACAAGACAACGAATCCCGCCAAGAATTGCTTCAGCAATACGTTATGGGTTTGGATTTGTTGGGGACAAAAATTGAAACGCCACGGTCCAATGCGACGGACGGTTCTACGGCGGTTGAGGGACAAGCAACAGTACGCCATCCATTGCTTCTTGAGTCAATCGTACGGTTCCAAGCCAATGCCCGTGGTGAGTTGCTTCCATCCAGCGGCCCCGTAAAAATTCGCAATGACGGATTAGATAGCGCCAATATCAATGCTCAAGCAGAATCTTTAGAACAAGATTTTAATCATTATCTTACGGTTACGGCATCTGAATATTACCCAGATACGGAGCGTATGTTTTTTGCTTTAGGGTTTGGTGGAACCGCTTTTAAGAAAGTATATTACTGCCCTATTCGCCGCCGCCCGGTGTCAGAATTTGTCAGCATTCCGGAAATTATTGTTTCAAATGCTGAAACAAACGTAGCTACAGCGCAGCGTATTACGCACGTTATTAAAATGTCCCCAAGCACCCTTAAAAGGCTTCAGCTTGTGGGTATGTACAGAAATGTACCCCTTTCTTCCGCGCAACCAGCCAAAAATAACGTAGTTGAGGACAAATTAGAGCAAATTATGGGTGTTATCCCCCGTAATATATCTAATACGGATAACCAACCCCGCGAAATTTATGAGTGCTATTGCGAATTGGATTTGCCGGGTTATGAGCATGAGGACGATGAGGGGCCAACGGGCCTCCAACTTCCTTACCGTGTTACTATTGATAAAACATCCTCTGAAATTTTGGAAATCCGTCGGTGGTGGAAAGAAGATGATGAACAGTGTCTGCGCCGACAAGTGTTTGTTGATTATATCTTCGTACCCGGCTTTGGTTTCTACGGTTTGGGCCTTTTACATCTTGTGGGTAACACGACGATGGCGTTAACCGCTGGTTGGCGGTTGTGCATTGATAACGGAATGTTTGCTAATTTCCCCGGATTTTTGTACGCAAAACAAGCTGGGCGGCAAAATACCAATGAGTTTCGTATTCCTCCCGGCGGCGGAATGCCTATTGATACGGCTGGTCAGCCTATCCAATCCGCTATTATGCCCCTCCCATATCGCAGTGTAGACGGCCAGTTTCTTAGTTTGCTTGAATTAATTGAAACCAGCGGCCAGCGTATGGCTTCTACATCTGAAACCAACGTTGGCGAAGGCAATGCTGAAGCGCCAGTTGGGACAACAATTGCCCTTATTGA